GACTTTTACCCAGACTTCTTCGGGCAAATTCGTCTCTTCGACGATGGCGGCCAACCGCAAGGTTGACTTCATCATCCCGCCTCCCGGGCGTGGTGTTACCTCCTACGAAATTGGAGAGCTGATCTCGCAGGTTCTCGACCTGTACGACCAAAGCAAAGCCGCCTTGGTGTCCGCTGGCATCACTTCGCCTGCTGACCAGCAGATTTATAACGAGATGCTGAGTCGGTCGGAACCGCGCCGCGTGGTCCGCGCTGAGTTTTCGGGTGACTATTGGAACAACAGCGCCAACGGCGTGGGGGTGGGCCGATGAATCCCCTGCGCGCCATCGGTCAGCTTTTCCGCTCCAAGCCGGCCGCTTCACCTGTTCCCGAATTCCAAAACCGCTATCGGGGCGCGGACATGTATTCCCCCGACCGGGAACAGCTTTTTGGCCGCCCCCGTGACATCCGTTGGGATCTCAACAACGCGACCCGCTCGCAGTTGGTCTTGTGGTCCCGCGAGCTGGAAGAGAACAACGGGATTTATAACAAGCTGCTCGACCTTTTCGAGCAGTACACCGTTGGGCCGAAGGGGCTTCAGTTCATCCCCAACACTTCGGATACCGAGTGGAACCGCAAGGCCCGTGAGTGGTGGACCGGTTGGGAACGGGTGTGTGACCTCACCAGTCTTCAGCACTTCGGCACGATTCAAAGCCTGATCGCGCGGACATGGTTCAAGGATGGCGAGATTTTCATTCTCAAGACGTACGGGCGCGACCGTGACGGCGTTCGCCGCCCCCGCATTCAGTTGATTGAATGCCAGCGGGTCCGCTCGCCGCTTTCGCCCCCGCTTCCGCTGCGGATCTTCGACGGCGTGGAGGTGAACGACATCGGGCGTCCGGTGGCGTACTGGATTAGCTCAGGGCTGGATGACAAGGATGTGGTTCGTGTGGACGCGGCTAACATCGTCCACGTTTTCGAGCCTACCCGCGCCAACCAATACCGGGGAATCCCCATCCCGTATCCGGTCATGAACGACATGATCGATCTTCGGCAGCTCCAGGGTTACGAGATGCTGAAGGCCAAGGACAACGCGAACACTTCCCGCGTTTTCAAGACCAACACCGGAGACGTGCCACCCGGTCAGGTGATGCAGGCGAAGTTCTCTGCCGCTGGCACTACCAACACCGGGGCGGCCACCGTCGAGGCTCGCACCCGCTATCTGGAAAAGGCCACGGGCGCGACAATCATCGGGCTTCTGCCCAATGAGGAGATGGCTGATCACGTCAGTTCGGGCATCTCGGCCGGCTCCCAATATCAGCACGACTACATGCTCTCGCAGATTTGCGCGGGCGTTGGGATCTCAAAGCTTCTCGTCTTCCCGTCCTCAATGCAGGGCACGGTGGTTCGGGCTGACCTTGATACCTGCAATCAGTTCTTCCGCTCCCGCTCTGAGGTAATCGCAAATGCGGTCATGCTCATTTATCAGTGGGCGCTCGGTGAAGCCATCTTCGCCAATGAAAACGGGCTTGGGATCAATGTCCCGTCAGATTACCGCAAGGTCACTGTCCGCCCCCCGCGTTCCCCCAACGTGGACGTTGGCCGCAACTCGTCCGCCCTGATCGCCGAATACGCGGCCGGCTGGCGCACGCTCGAAGGCATCTGCGGCGAGATGGGTGAGGATTGGGTGGAAGTTTTACGCCAGCGGGCATCGGAACTGAAAGCCGCCAAGGACATCGAAACCGAGTTCGAGCTGCCCGCTGGCTCACTCATCGAGAGCGCGCTCGAAACCCTCGCCACCACTGCCGAGATCGATGCGGCAAAACAACCCCTAGCCATCGCCGAATGACCCCCAAAACCCTGAAATTCAAGGTCTGCGCGAAGGCTGCCAAACGCTACGGACCCGGCCGCATCAAGTTCAAAAACCTGGCTTCGGCCCCCTCGGCTGAAATCGTGATTTATGGTGAAATTGGGGACACATATTACGACCCGAATTCGGTCGCTGCTGCCGACTTCAAGGCTGGGCTTGATGCCATTCCGTCCGGGCGTGACATCACCATCTGCATCAACTCCCCCGGTGGAAACGTCTTCGACGGGTTCGCCATCTACAACCTCACCCGCGCCAAGCGGGAGACCAACAAGATCACCTGCCGGGTTGACGGTCTGGCCGCTTCGATTGCGTCCGTGATCGCGCTGGCCGGCAACGAGTGCCAGATCGCCAAGACGGCGGACATGATGATCCACCCCGCGTGGGGGGTGTGCATGGGCAACGCGGCGGACATGCAGGAAACCGCCGCCCTGCTGGCGAAACTGAGCAATCAGATCGCGGAGGTTTACTCCGATTACAGCGGTAAACCGGTGGACGAATGCGCCGCCGCAATGGAGGCGGAAACGTGGATGACCGGCACCGAAGCCGTCGCCTTCGGCCTCTGCGACAAGCTCATCGACGACCCGGACAAGGAACCGGACGGAGACCCCGACGACTCCCAAACCAATCTCAGCCGTCGGCGTGTGCCGGTGGCTATGGCCACAACCAAACCCCAAGCGCCCAAGGCGAGCGGGGCAATCAAAGGAAGCATGAACAAGCAAGAATACATTGCCCTGCTCGAACAGCTCGGCATCCCCCACGACCCCAACGCCAATGAGGACGCGCTGAAGGCGCTCGTCACCGGCTACAAGAAGCCTGCGCCGGCACCCGTCGCTGCGGCTCCCGCTGCTGACGCGCCCAAGGCTCTGACCCTCGCCGACATTTCGGCGGAAGTCACCCGCGTCAACAGCATCACGGCCCGCGTGAACCAGTGCGCCAAGGATCTGAAGATCCCCGCCGCCTCGGTTGATACCGCGCTCGCCCGTGCGCTGAAGGACGCGACCTACCTTGCGGAAATCGAGGCGTACACGCCCCGCGTCGTCGGCGCAGAACCCATCGCCAACGGTCAGGCCGGCGACGCCCCGAAGGTCATCACCATGGACGCTTATCGCGCCATGAAGCCGCACGAACAGAAAGCCTTCTTCAAGGCGGGCGGAAAGCTCAAGGACTGAACCACCCACAACCAAACCCCTGATTTTCTCATACCATGGCTAATACCCTGACGAATCTTATCCCCGACATTTACGCCGCGCTCGACGTGGTTTCCCGTGAACTGGTCGGGTTCATTCCCGCTGTCACCCGTGACTCCACGGCGGACCGCGTGGCCATCAACCAGAACCTGCGCATTCCGGTTGCCCCGTCCAACACGGCCGGTGGCGACATCACCCCGGCGATGGCGTTCCCGTCCCGCGCGGACCAGACCATCGGTTACAAGACGCTCACGATCACCAAGCAGCGGTTCTATCCGTTCTCTTGGACGAACGAGGAGCGGTACTCCGTGGACCAGGGTCCGGGTGCGATGACCATCAACCAGTATCAGATTGCGCAGGCCGTGCGCGGTCTGGTGAACGAAATGGAGTTGGACATCGCCAACGCCGCCAACCTCGGCGGTTCCCGCGCGACTGGTACGGCCGGCACCACGCCGTTTGCCTCCACCGTGGCCGACACCGCGAACCTGCGGAAGATCCTCGATGACAACGGCGCCCCCGCGAGCGACCGCCACCTCATCATTGACACGGCGGCCGGCGCGAAGCTGCGCACGCTGACCCAGCTCACCAAGGCGAACGAAGCCGGTACCAGCTCCGTGCTGACTGACGGCACGCTCATCAATCTGGCCGGGTTCTCCATCCGTGAATCCGCTCAGGTGCCCACCAGCACGGCCGGCGCGATGGCTTCTGCCACCAGCTCGAATGCCGCATTCACCGTCGGCCAGACCGTCATCCCGTTGGCTACGGCCGGCACTGGCGTCGTTTCGGCTGGCGATATTATCACGTTTGCCAACGACGCGAATCAGTACGTCGTATCGGCTGTCTCCTTCGCCGGCTCCAATCCGGCCTCTGGCGACACCATCACGCTCGCCGCTCCCGGCCTGCGCAAGGCTCAGTCCGCCGCCACCCGCGCCATCACGGTGGTTGCCGCCGCTACCCGCAACGTGGGCTTCTCGCGCAACGCGCTGTTGCTCGCCACCCGGTTGCCCGTCACGGACAACGACGACATCGCGCGCTTCCGCGAAACCATCACTGACGGCCTCTCCGGTATCTCGCTGGAGTTCGTGAAGTGGCCCGGTCAGGACATGAGCACCTACCACGTCCGCGCGTGCTGGGGTGTTCTCAACGTCAAGCCCGAGCACACTGCTCTGCTGCTCGGCTAATCCCCCGCCAACCCACACCGGGCGCGCGGCTGCAATACGCCGCGCGCCCCCTTCAAAATGTCTCAGGCCATCGACGAACTGAACGACGGATTTTCCGTCCTTCTGGAGACGGGCGGAGACGATGCGCTGATTGTGACGCCGCAAGGAAATAGCGAATTGAAACGGGCCGTTAAGGTGCTGTTTGAAGCGCCTGTCGGAGTATGGGGTGGCGAGGGCTACGTGATGACCGCGCCTGTCGCCACGATTCGCAGCTCAGACGTTCCCAAGAACCAACGCGGTTCGCTGCTCATCATCGGGAGCACCTATTACAACATCAACAAGTGTGAACCCGACAGCCTTGGAACCAGCCGTTTGACCCTGGCCGAAACCGTTCAGCCCACACCCACGCGCGGCAAGTTCCGCATGACCGCCCAAGACGGCACGACGCAAACGAACGTCGGCGCGGTGTCCGTGGGCGGAACCAAAACCCTTTCAGTCGAGTAATGGCCACCATCCGCACACAGATCCTAGCCGCTTTTCTCGCTCGTGTTCAAAGCATCACGATTGCGAACGGCTACGGCTCGTTGCTTGGCAAGGTCGTGATGACCAACTCCGACACCGAAACAGAGGCGCTTTTCCCCGGTGAAGCCTTGGCCTGCGTCATCCGCGACCGTGGCGGTCAGGAGCTTGCGGGCATGGCTGGCGAGAACTTCGGCACCATCGAAGTCGAGATTTCCGTTTTTTGCGCCGACCCTGTTCAGGCCACGGCAGACGAGCTTTGCCGGTCTGCCCACGCGGACCTTCTGGCGGCCATCGGCACGGACAAAACCTTCGGCGGCCTGTGCGACGACACCGTGACCGCTGGGGCCGACTTCGTGACGGTCCAGAAGGCAAAGAGCGCCATCACCATCAC